AGGCGTCAGGGTGGCGGGTCAGGACAACATTAGTCAGGTTGCTGTCAGACAGTGCCGACAAACCGCCGACATAAATAATTTCGGCAGTGTAACTGGAGTCAGGGATTGGCCGCAGTTTCATCTCACCGCCGACAATGCTGAAACCGAGAGGCTTGCCGGAGCCACCAGATGAATATGTCGAGTCCAAAGATGTCGGGCTGTAGTAAGTCAGCACAGTCTTTGGGTCGGTCGTCAGGGCTACACTTCGCACTTCACGCAAGTCAGTCGGCAACGCAATATATTCATCGCCGGATGTCAAAGTCGCTGTGGCTCGCTTTTCCTGATCCCGCGTCTCAAGTTCACGCGACATGCGCGACTCGGCAAGCTGGATAAAGTTTGGTATCTGCGAAGTCAGGTCATCACGCGCAAGGAAGTTTGCGACAGCCGTCTTTAACTCGGTGTAAGTGCTGATGCTCATAGTGTTCCGCCGCCTGTCCTAAAATCACGGTTCTGGTGATCGTTTAACCAAGCCTTCCACGCCTTCGGGTTTTCGCGCGGACTGCCAAGTGTCTCCAGAAGATGATTATAAACTACGTTTGGTATTTCCGCCACATGATGCACGTGCCTCTGTGTGCCGTGGAAATTTGAGTTAGTCCAGTCGTTGCTCATCTGCTTGTTGATCTTGAGCAGATTGTCAAAGTTCTGGATCGTCTCAACGACTGCGGTGTCGCTGGCGTCTTGGTGCATCTTCATCACCGTGCCTGTCGCCGCATCGCTTTTAATAATTCTCTGCATCTAACATCCCTTACAAAAGTAATGGGGGCGACTTGTGCCGCCCCCTCTTATGCTTATGATCCTGACAGATCAAAGATTCCGGCGTGTGCCTTTGGAGCCAGTGGCTTCAATGCCCACTCACAGATGATCTGTGAACGCTCTGCGTCACCGTTCTTTGCCAACTCGATTTCGGCAAAGTTACGACCATTCATTGTGCAGATTTCCGCAAATGCAGGGTCGATCAGGAACATCTTGTCGTTTGACATGAAGCGTGATGGTGTTGCCTCAACTGTACCAAAGTCAGTAAGGAATACTGATGTTGATCCAACGTAGGCGACTTCCTTCGCGGCAGTCATGTTCACGTCATTGCTGACAAGGTTGCCAGATGCTGACAGGTCAGAGAAGTTCGCACGGTTAGTGGCCGAGCAAAGCATCATTGATGGGTTTCCGCCGTCCGTCCAAGCGTCCTGCATTCCATCTTCGATGAGGGCAAGTGAAAGCGCACGGTCATCACCGTCAGTCACAGTGTCAGTTCCGTTGCCTGTGGCAAACGCACCCGAACCCGCGCCGACTGAACCGTTTGTGATCCAAGTCATCAGGGACGCAGATTTGCGTGGGTCTGAACCAGAACGTGCAACATTTGTGTCGGTGATCGACTTCTCAATGTCACGGCGCAATTCAATGGCCTTTAGCACCTTCTGATAGTTATGCTCACGCTCGCGTCCTGCTGTGTCAACAGCATCGAGTGTGCCAGATGTAGCGAATGACTTCACTGAAATCTGGTGGTAGTTACCCAAACGCACTGTCGGAGTAGCCGCCGCAGTAGATGCGTCAGCACCTTCGTTGACGTGGTTGTTGGTGGCCGCCGCCGCCAAATCCTGTGTCTGCCACTCAGTGAAAACAGCAGATGAAGTGCTTTTCTTCAAGTTGCTAAAGGCGGGCGTTTCTGAGGGGTCAATCCGATAAATTATGTCGGCAAGGCTTTCTTTTTGGCCGATTGCGGCACTGGTAGCAAAAGTAGTCATTTTGGTTTCTCCTTGGGCTAGTTGCCCATCAAGTAGTTGACTGCGGCGTCAACACTTCCCTCTTTAGCGAGGCGATCAAGTGCTTTCTTCCGCGAACGGTTTTGCACATCACTCTTAGTGCGAGGTTGCCCAGCCTTTGCCATCTTCGGTGCCTTCTGTGTGCGTTTCTTGGCGGCGGGTTTCTTACCTTGAAGATTGTCCCACTTCCACGCCTTGTAAAGAAGTTCAATCGCCCTTGCGTCAGACGCATTTGCGATTTCTTCCTCAGAAAACCCGATCCGCCTCTGAGCGTACTTGATGACTTCCTGACGCTCGCTGTCGCGTACATCTTCATCTTTCCAGTCAGGTATGCGGTTCAGCATATCTTCACGTTGCGTAACCAAGTGCTTTTTCATTTGCTCTTGCTGTTCAAGTGCTTGCTCTTGGGCTATGCGGTTTTGCTCTGCCTCTAACTGCTTGGAATACTCTTTCTGTTGATCCCACTCAGTCTTATACAGAAACAAATCACGTTCCGACATTGTTTCGGCTAATGCTCTCCAGTCAGGCTCTTGCTGAGTTGTCTGCTGGATTTGACCTTGCAACACATCGAGATGTTGCTTGTAAGCGTCACGCAACTGCTTAGTCTCGGCGGCCTCTGCTTCAAAGGCTTTGCGTTGATCTGCCAGTTCCATAGAACGCTTTGTAAATGCCTGTTGGCGCGAATAACCGTTACGCAATTCATCTAGGCTTACCTCATGTTCTACGCCATCAATTTTGACGGTGTATGTTTCAGGTTCCTCAATGTATTCGTCTTGATCTTCGTCCTCATAGGCATCTTCGCCGTCATCAATATCATCGTCCTGATCGTCATCTTCGGGGGCATCATATTCTGCCGTTTCCTCTGATGTGTCAGCCGCCTCTATCTCAGGCTGTTGAGGTTCGGCATCCTGTGCCTCTACCTCTGACCGTTCTTCTACTACATTGTCCTCTGATGGGGTGTTGAGAAGATTCAGTGCATCGTTAAAAGAAATTGCTCCGGTTCCATCTGGATTGTCGGACATAAAAATCACCTTTTCCTTGTGTTAAAATTGTTTTGCATCTTGACTTGTTCAAGCTGTGCATTCGCCATCTTACCATCTTCAATTACAGTGTTAAAGTACCCCTTCAACGCCTCAAGATTCTTGAGTAACTGATACAGGCGTTCTCGGCTTTCGTTGTCAGTGACCTCGCTGTTGCGCCACGCCTCTATAAATTGCGTCTCTAGGTAATCAAACCCTTCCTGTAACAATTCGTTCTTTAACAACGCCTCGGCCTTTGAGGCGCGGTTTATTGCTTCCCTTGCTTTTCCTTCGTTCATGCTATTCTTTTCATTCCTATTGTTGATGGTCGTGTTCTAAATATGTCAGGCCGTGTTGCGCTTCTGAGGCGGAACATTTTGTTGCGTTCATCAAATAGTAAGCCATCACCAAATGCAGAGCCGGAGAAGTCAGGCGCGACATCGAGAAGCCCCATTCGGGCATACGCGGCGGTGCCGTCATTCCTGTCGTCAACTGGCGTATCTGCCATACCAGTGTCAAGGCGGCAAGCCTGTAAATCTTCGTCAAACATATATCCGGTCGGGCATTTTTCTTCGCCTGTCGCGGTGTCTGTTATTGAGCCTACAATCTCTGGGCGGTCATCGCGGTACATATCGGCCACAGCTTCGCGCTGTGGCGCGTATGGGTCTGTTCCGGCTAGTAGTGAGCCAGACGGTGATCCAAAGCCCACTGCGCGTCCTAGCGGGTCGCGTATGACCTGTGATTGACGCGCCGCAAGTTCTGCTGGCGATAACTCTCCGCCGCCCAACATTTGCCCTACCAAAGAGTTGAGGCCAGCCTGTTTTGCAAAATTAAAATATGCTGGCGCACCGAATGGCAGTGCTTGCGCTTGCCTTCTCTCGATGTCCCGCAAATCCCTTTGTAGCTGTTGCAACCGCTTTACTTCTACGGCTTGTTGCGTGTTAGCCAATACCTGCGCGGCTACGCTATCTTCATTTCTTTGGTCTTGGTTATACTGCGCCACAGCTTCCGCGAGGGCGGCTTGCTGGGCGGGTGTTGACTCGTAACCAGCGAAGGGATCATCGCTTTGACCCCCGCCGCCGCCGTAAACCTCGTAATCCTGCCCAAGCTGTTGACCTGTCCCAGACTCAAATACCAGTGCCATACCTAAACCCTCGGCAAGTTAGTTGAAATTTCGGCATCGGTCACTGCCTTTGCCACCCTCAGTTCAGCCTCGGCTTGAAGTTCCTGCTGACGCAGTTCCATCTCCATAGCCATCTTCTCACGCTCTAGCTGTATCTCTAACTGCATACGCTCGCGCTTGAGTGCCATATCCTGTTGCATCTCGATCATCTTCGGATCAGGCTGTGGCTGTTCAGGCTGGGCTTGCATAGCGGCCATCTGTTGCTGGATCATCTGCGGCGAGTTGAAGAATTGATCCGCATCCTTAAATCCGCCAATCTCGGCAATAGACCGCAGTGTATTAACGTACTGAGGCATCGACACGATTGGGTTGTTCGCACCCAACTGCATCATGATCTGTTCCTGCTTCGCCGCAATCTGCGTCAGGAATGCAATCTTTGTCTCATCGTCAGATGTGCCGAGGCCAACCTGCACAACGCAGTCAAACTCGGACTCCCACTCGGCGGGATTGATCGGCACAAACTTGTTACGCAAGCGCACGATGCGATCCTTGTTGTCGTACTTGGTTACCAAGTGCAGGATGCCCTTGAACAACTGCTTGACGCCTGTCTCGGCGAAGGTACGCGCGACCGACTCCAGCTTGATCTGTGCGCCGCGAACCGTGGCAGACACGGCTGACGCGGTGCTTGATTGCAGTGCGTCCGCGTCCAAACCCTGCGATGCGGCACTCATGCCTGTGCGCTGTTGCTTAACGGTGTCAACGTAATCCATCAGAGGCCGGATTTCTCCGCCAACCGATGCGCCTGTGATCTGCTGTAACATACCAGCCTGTCTGACGCGGATGACGCCGCCAGCAGTGCCGTCCAGCAAGTCATCGAGATTAACCTGACCCTCAACAGCCGCCATACGCGGCAGGGTGGATGAGTACACGCTGTCTAGGTACTGGCGCATAAGGGTCGTCTTGATTACCTGCAAGTCCTCGGTCATGTCATAGATAGAGCGACCAATCAGGCGGTGCGGCATCATGATAGGTGTGACAGCCGCAAATGGGACGTGATCGAACGGCTCATTGTGCAGGATGTGCTGGCCTTCCGAGCCGATGGCGCAGATGCGCCTACGCTCGGCAATGCCGTCACCGTCATAGTCGATGTTGGTGATGCACTCGTAATAGACAACCTCGCGCAGTGCCGGATCGGAAGCCTCTGTGCCTGTCGCGGCCTCTAGGTCTTGGAAACGCTGGGTTCGCTCGCTGTCGATGTCCAACTCGCTGACACCCGCGTGTGCTTCCACTTCCTCGCGGTCATAGCCCATAGCCACAAGGTCGCTTACGGTCATAGTTGTGCGGTGCGCCATAAAGTGTGCCTCATCCAGTGAGACTGCACGGCGCGACACCAAAAATTCTTCCGGCGGGATGTTGATGATTTTAATCTTGCCGGACTTGCGTGTGACGCGGACTGACAGGTCATAGGTTGATGACACTGGGAACAGTTCGCCTGTCACCTCATCTGCATACGTCTCGGTGATGGTTTCTTCCTGCGACACAATCTCAACGTCAGGGTCGTCCATCAGCATCGCCAGTTCTTCTTCTGACAGGCCGTTATATTCTTCTTCGGTTACGTCCTCAGACTCATCCCAGTAGAACTTCACGACACCAAGCCGGAATAAAAGCGCATCCTTGAAGAAGGTATGAAGTAGCTGGTAGCCGTTATTGTCATTGTTAATGACGTGGTTGACGTAATCGGACGCCTGTTCGGCCTTCTCTACATCCTCTGCGGTGCGCGGCTTGAACCGGACATATTCATCGTTGGACGTGAACACGCGCATGATGTTGGGTAGCATCGACTCGATGGTGTCCGCAACCTCTGTGGCCACGACTGACGACTTGCCGTCAACCTCGTTTCCTAGCGGCTCGCCCAGATAGAAGTCCATAGCGCGTAGACGCTGTTCGGTGTACTCGCTGTCAAAATGATTAAGCGCATCGGTTATCTCATTCGATACGATGCTACTTAACTGATAGTCGTCCATCTGGTCGGCCATAGAATGCCCCTTTAGTTTCCGGCGTACTTGCCCAAGGTTGTGTTGTGACCCACTCTAGGCTTGCGCTTTGGCTTTGCCATTGGCGAGGGACGCATGATGCCAGCCGAACCCATAGCCTCGTTCATGTCGCCCGTAGTCGGCTTTGACTTTGGTAGGGGCATGCGCTTTTTCTTGCCGTAGTTCATTTTTTTACAACCTTCTTTAGCTTGGATTTCATTTTTGGCTTAGACTCCGAGCCTGTCATGCGATCACCCTGAGACGTGTTAACGTGCTGAGGCTTTGGCTTGACATCTAGGCTGGGATTGGCGGGTGGCGTAACCTTGCCCTGCAAGCAACGCTCCATATTAGAACAGCGCACAGGGTACGCACAGATATCACATAAATTCATTTCTTTTTTGCCTTCTTCTTTGCTGTTTTTGCGGCCTTCTTGAATGCTGATGCTGTCGGCGCACCTTTTGAACCGACTTTACGCATTTTCTCGCCTGATCCAGCCGCTATGCGTTTACGTTTTGCGTGAATGTTAGCGTACAACCCCTTTGGCATCACCATTTCTCCTTGTTAGACCAAAAAGCCGCAGACATCTTGCCCTTGGCTATGTTCTTTGCGTGGCGAGCCTTGAACGACTTGCGCCGCGCCTTCTCGGATGCCGTCTTTGGTGACTTACCCGCGCCGCTAACGCCCTGCTGGCCGAAGCGGATCGTTTTCACCTTGTCACCTTCCTTCGCCACAACAACGTGCGACTTAGTTGGATGCGATGGCGTCCTCTTGGGCTTATTATAGCCGCTAACGCCAGCTTTAGCTAGTCGGGGGTCTTTTGTCTTGCGTGGGGGCATTCCAGTCCTCTTTATTAACTATGATTTGGGACGTGGTACTGTCAAAGTGTGTGTCGCCACTAAAGTTTCGCACAAACGTGGTGACCTTTATCCCATTATCTACATATTCATAGGTTACCGTCTCTTGTCTAAAAACATTGTGTTTGTTGTCTGGAAAATGGCTATCCTCAAGCGCATCATTCAAAGAACACAATCTGCTTGTAGGCAAATAGCATAAATCTGCTTTCTTGCTCACTCTAATATTCCCTTTATTGGTGTTACTGGCGTCTCGTCAAACAAAAGCGCGGCTCGTTGTCCGGCAAATGGCTGTAAATAACCACTATACCCATAGTCCTTGATAGCTGTCTCAAAATCTTTGTAAAAAAGATTTCTGTCTGTAACGCCGCGATTCCTCAGTCTAGCCATCGAAACAAGGTCAGATGGGTCTTGCATAACGTCATAAAGACCGGAGACATTTCCCTCATAAACAAACGGCGCGTCTCTCATAGCAGGATCAACAATTTCCTGCGGATTAGTTTCAGCAAAAGTGTAAGACCTGTCCGGCCTATCGTAAGACAGTATGCTTTGCGCCTCATCTCTTGCGTAATCTTTACCCATTCTTGAGCCGACATAAGATGGATCAAGTTCTAATATTCCGCCAGTTTGTGAGTAGTGATAAACAGGAACATCATCAACAGTGGTTCCGGCTGGCGGTACATTTACATTTTTTAGATAATCCGGCATTCCACCCTGATACGACAGATCGATCATCTCAGGTGGCAGTAAAACAGCCCTTTGGTCGCCATACAAACGCTGACCTTGCAAATCCTGTATTCTAGCAGATATTTCGGCTTTTTCTTCGGGGGATCGTGCCGCTTTGAGGGCATCCATTTCGTCTGCAATCCGCATCTCAAGATCAACATTCAAGGGACTGTAATTAACAAAACTATTTTGCCCCCTTGTCTCAGACGCCATTGCCGCCCTAGCCAGAGGTGAATACATTTGAGAATGAACCCCAAAAGCGCGTTCTTCTCCAAGAGCGTCAAATTTATTACCCATTATGCCGTGACCAGCA